ATAGAATAAGATTTTTCATAATCAGCTTTGAAGTTTAGAGAGATAATCCCCGTCCGAAACATCTTCATCGGGACCGTTGGGGTTACTAAGTTCGGGAAGCCCAGTAAGAGCCGCCACCACTTTCTTGTACTCCTCGTAATCCTCTAGCTTAACGAGGGAGTGGATGTCATGAAGGCTGTCCATAGCAGAAGCAACCTCAGCTTTAGAGCCAGCAGGAGAAGACTTTGGACGCGGGGCCGACTGGTCGTACTTGGGCCACTGTCCTTCCATCTCCTTGATGATCTTGAAGTCGTGCCCGTCAGCAAGATCGGTAATGTCACCGAAGTCTTCGTCGAGCATGGCTGCAATAATCTTCTTGAACAGAATGACACCAACAGAGAGGATCTTGACATCCCCAGAGTTGCGGTCAAGAATGTTCATGTAGTAACGAGCGCGAGGCTTAATCTGCCGCGCAAGGTCTTCGTCTTCCTTCTTACCCGTCTTCCACAGACCGTAGTACAGGTCGCACAGAGGGCAAGCCTCACCATGCACCTTACGGCAGTGGTAGTTCTTGGTGTTCCCATCAGGACCCGTCACGCGGTGGATCTTAGTCTCCGCATAGAACTCATGGTCCTCATCCTTTCCAGGAAGAATACGGACAGCGTTGCTGCCCTCAGGGATTTGGTAGAACTTGTTAAGGAAGTCCGAGTTGTTGGAGGTAGTGCCTCCACCGTTAAGTTGTTCGTGTTTACGCCGTAGTGCTTCTAGATCAATAGCCATAGTAGTTTCCTCAGTTGTATAGTTTAGTTTCTGCGCGTCGGTTGCTGGACATCTGTACAATCATGTCCTTCTTATGCTCAAGAGCCCGACACAAACCCTTGAGAATCTCGTACCTGAACGAAGCTTCGTTCAGATCCTTGCTCGCTTTAATATAAGCCTCATCGCTCATGACCAGATCATCTAGGTCTTTTGCTGTAAGCTTAACTGATGATGCGTTCTTATGTCCTGCCCGCAGCTTGGCGGTAAGGGCGTTCACATCGGTGTTCAGATCATTGTATTCATGCTTTGCAGATGCCATCAGTCCATGATAGTAAGAATACATGGAAGCTTGATGAGACATCTCTGTTTCTATTTGGTTGTAGTTAACTTTAGAGATCGCAGCAGAGATCTCCTTGTAGTTGTCCCAGTTGAAGTTTTCTAGTAGTTCTGAAAGGTCATTCATAATTAGTATCTGTTTGGAGTATTTCCTTGCGACCCATTAGAGTTCGAGGACCTAGAACTTTCAACAGTATTCGGGTTATTCTCTCGCAAAAAATCATCCGAGGTCAGAGGCATGTTCATATTAGCTGGTCTTTTCTTCGGAAACTTCCTTGCGTACTCCTGTGCAGTAACTATGGTTAGGTTACCGTTGGGGTCGGCGGCGATATAATCTCCTGGCTTTCCGCGAGAAGATAGCTTTGCTGCATTGTTTTGGTTAAATGCACAAAGACCAAACTTTTCATTAACTAGATAAAATCTTTGCGACTTGGTTTCTCGGACAAGGGAGTCCGCAGGGATAGTTGCGAAAGTCCATTGCCCAAATCTTATTACAGAAATGCGTCTTTGGTTTGGAGAAGGCTTCTGAAATACTTCATAGGATTTTAATCTGCTCATTTATAATCTCAAATAGTTTTGGGTTAAGGTTTATTAGCGTTAGCCAACCTCTTGAAGTTAAGGTAGTGATCTCCTCATTAGTGTGAGCTTCCACTATACCTGTGTCTTCGTTTCCCCCTAGTCCACAAAGTTCAAGAACGATATGAGTAAGCTCATGTACCAGGGTTTCTCTGGCAGTCTCATGGTCCATGTCTTTCTCCAAGGAGATAATCCCCTTATCGAAGTCTGCGGAACCATAACACTTCTCACTAGCTTCTCTCAATCCTCTCTTGATATTTAGTCTGTACGAGCGATATCCAACCAAAACTTCTGTGATACCTTCCTCAACCAGTCTATCTAGAATATGATGCTCTTTCTTAGTCGGCATTAAAACCTCCATCAATCTCAGTCATCCTAAGTGTACCATAATCAACACCCATATGCACGGAGAACCTCGGCCTTCCGTTACGGGACTTGATTACATACGCACGCATGACCCCATTATCAAACTCCTCTTCTGACTGGTTCAAGGACATAGCGAAGTCGCAGGTACGAATCTTTCCGTAGCTATCGCCTAGCTCTGCGTCAGTGATGACCTGAACCATACGTCCCTGCCTGTTAGTCTGCGTTGCAGTCCAAACAAGGATATTGAACTCCATAGCCACGCCCCTAACCTCTTCAGCGATACGCTGCTGCGCAAGGTACTCCTTCTCAATCTCACGCACTGGGCGCATAAGCTCAAGGTAATCAATAATTACAAGATCGGGGCTGAACTCGTCGTAGTTTTGTAGCTGAACCAGAAGGTTGCGGACGGTGTTCGATGACGCCTGACCTGTAGGGAACTCCTTAATTACTAGGTCACTGCCTGGGAACCGCTCCTTGAACATGTTGAGCCTCTCCTTGACAGTAAGCTGAGAGGACGGATCCTTTAGCTTGAACTGCGGAACAAGCGTAGTCACCGAGTCGAACCGCTGCGCGATCTTGTCTTCGCTCATCTCCAGGGAGACATACAGAACCTTCTGCCCCTCCATCATCGCCTGGACACCCTGGTTGACTAGGTACAGCGACTTGCCCACACCAGGAGGGGCTACGACCATAGCAAGCTCCTTCTTGCCTAGACCTCCTTCCAATGACCTGTCGATGGAAGGTAGCACAGTCTTGTACTTCTCCTTCTTCTCCTCATTGAAGGTGCGGTCCCACCGCATATGGATGTCCGAGAAGTAGTCCTGTCCTGTGTCCACATCTCGATGGACGAGGAGGGCCTCCTTTACCAGAGCCTCAACCTCTTCCATCCGGTCCTCTTTGACCAACGAGATGCTTTCCGCGATAGCAGACTTCATGGCTTCCTTCTTGGCGAAGGTCTCCACGATGTCCAGCATGTACTCCGAGTTACTGATCGTGGCCTCATCGAGACCGTTGATGTAAGTAAGCTCGTCGTCATAGTCTGACACGCTTTCCCTGGACCCAAGCTTATCCTTCACATCTTGTAGGATGAACTCGTCCGTAGGCAGCTTGCCATACTTTTCATAGTAGTTACGAACAGTTGTAAAGATCCGCGCATGAGACGGATACTCGAAGTGTTCCGGCTTTACGAGGTTGACGATTTGCAGGTAGAAGTCCTTGTCAGACTTGAGAAAGTAAAGGATTCCACGCTGAATGTTGTCAGAGAAATCGTAAGCCATTTTTATTTGTTCTTATTCGGTTTAGTAATGTCTAGTTTAGTGCTACCAATATCTTTGTAGCCTCTTTCATTGGCTATATCATAGGATTGCTGGGTCAGCTTTTTCGATACTTCTCGTTTTTTAGAAGCCTCTTCGTCAGTAACCCTGCTTACAAGGTTATCCTCTGCCATCTTCTCATAATTAAAGCTCATAGACTTGTAACGAAAAGATTCATCATTCATCGCATCCTTAGTTTCCTTAATACTTCTATTTAGGAATCTATCTCCAGCGGTCTTATCATATCCTTTTTCAGCGTGCCTCTTATATCGAGACCGCACTGTATGGAAATCTTTATCATCGCCCCACTTTACATTTACACCTTGGTTAGCGTAGTAGCGTTCTGATAATTTGTTACACTTGGGGCAGCGTGTTCTGTCTGGAGCTTTACCTACTGGGAGATCTCTCTCCCAGTAGATACTACATTCCTGACATGCCCATTCAAATATTGCCATCAGTCTTCCCAGTATGGGTCGTCGTCCCTCGGAAGGGGCTCCAACTCAGCAGTCTCCTCCAGTGGCTGCACATGCGTCTCCTGATTGGACTGCGGCTTCGACGGGTTCTGGCTTTGACATGTATTTCCCAATGTTTTCCTCCGTTAGTGGAATAGCTTGTAGCGGTTCGTTACCCTTTGACCCTGCTCTGTAGACAGTAAGACCCTTCAGGTAAGGAGAGAAGTCTAGAGCCGCCTGTGAGAACTGCTCAGGAGTTGCCTCCGCAGGAAGGTTAATTGTCTTGGAGATACAAGAATCAATATACTTTTGAATAGTAGCTTGGACCTTGATGTGGTCCTCAGGTGCTACGTCATAAGCACCAACGAATGGGGAGAGGTCTTTACCTTTCTCGAAATACTCTTGGAAGAGGGGATCGACGACAAGAGACTCCTTCCAGACGTTAGCCTGACGGTAGCGCCTATTATACATAGCAGAGAAGATTGGTTCAATGCCACTGGAAAGACCGAAAAGCATGGACGTAGTGCCGCAGGGCGGGATCGTAAGCATGACTGCGTTACGGACGCCGTGCTTCTTGATTAGCATTCGGATACGGGCGGGGAGAGTCTTAGCGAACTCCTCGTCAAGATACTTCTTGTAATCAAACTCAGGGAACGGAGCCTTGTCTCTAGCAAGGTACACCGACATCTTGTATGCCTCGTCACGCATGGTACTAAATAGGCGCTCAAGGAACTCAAGGCACTTCTCAGAACCATATCGTAAGCCAAGGCGGATAAGCATGTAGTGAAGGCCCGTTACACCAAGACCAACTCGACGCGAACGCTCTGCAACGGTCTTGCACTCCTCGGTCGGGAATGTGTTTACCGTAAGCACGTTGTCAAGGAATCGAACGCCCGTGCGAACTGTCCTAGCGAAACGCTTCCAGTCGATATCTGAGCCATCCTCAAGAACCATGTTGTCTAGGTTAATGTTTCCTAGGCAGCAGTTACCGTAAGAGGGTAGAGAAATCTCACCGCAGGGGTTCGTGCTGTCGAGATCCTCAAAATACGATACGTTGGTGTAGCTGTTAGCTAGATCAATGTTATAGATACCAGGATCACCAGACTCTACAGAGTTCTTCCAAATGCGATCCCAAAGCTCACGCGCCTTCATATCTCTCTTGCCCTGCATCTCGAAGGTGTCAGTCCAAGCAACCTTGTGGAAGTTTTCAGCCCTGGCAAGAGCGTCCTCTTCATCTAGACCGATGATACGAAGAACCTCACCGTCACTGCTGCGAATGACATCGTAGAGGTGGTACTCCTTGTTGTTAAAGCTGAAGTACCAGTCCTCACCAAGCTCGACAGCCTCAAGGAATCGGTTGGTGATAGCAACAGAGATGTTGAAGTTGTTTAGCTGGCCCTGATCGAGCTTAACAGAGAGGAACTCAAGGAGATCTGGGTGGGTGACGTTAAGGATACCCATGAGCGCAGTGCGTCGGTTCTTACCAGCGCGAACGTGCTCACCAACCTCATTGATCATCTTAAGGACAGACACCGCGCCAGGGGCCGAGTTAGCCACGCTACCGATGTTGTCGCCCTTCGGACGAAGCTTGGATACGTTGAAGCCAACGCCACCACCAGCACAGGAGATACGATACATATCCTGCACCGTCTTGCCGATGGAGTCTACGTTGTCCTCAGGGATGATGACGTAGCAGTTAAGTAGGTTGTGACGACCACGGTTACGGCCCGCTCCAAAGATGATGCGGCCACCAGGGATCAGATCCCCAGAACCGATAGCATCATAGAAAGCTTTCTCTACGCGCTCCTTATCCTCGTCTAGCTCCGCTGACGCGATAGTCTTTGCGATGACCTTGGCTCTTTCAGCCCACTTAGTTTCGCCTGGGTAGGCGTATCGAGATTCAAAAATTGATTGACCGAGAGGGTCGAGGTTTGCATTTGCCATAATTATTTTCCTATAGATAGTTTAGATGTTCCGTTGGACTTTATCATAGTCACGGTCTTCGCATTGTCCATTAAAGATTTGAGGTAATTATTGTGAGTAATTACATACAAAGTCTTAGACTTCTTTAGTTCTGAGAGTAGTATGTAGAGTCCTTCCATGCCTTCTGCATCCAAAGATTCAGCGATTTCATCGAAAAACATAATATTAACGTCTTCGGTGTTCGAGATCTTCAGTAGGCTCTGTAGGCCCAGCATCACAGCTAGGCTGATCTTCTTCTTTTCTCCTCCAGATAGAGAGATGTAGTGAATGGTATGGTTCTTGTGAGTGATGGTCTCCGACAGAGATTCATCGAACTCAATAAAGAACTTACCTTGGGACAGGTGTGACAGGTAGAAGTTAACCTTGGCATTGAAATACTCAAGGACATTTCTGATAACAAATTTTACCACGCCATTCTCAGAGAATGCTTTCTCCCAGAACTTCATGATCTCGTAGTTGGTATTGTAATCACCACGCTCATCGTAAACATTCTGTAGCTTCTCCAGAGTCTGCTCCTTCTGACCCTCAAGGAATCGGATCTTATCT